CAAAGCTTTGTCTCGTAATGGAAAAGAGAATAGATTCTTAACTGACATTGGTATTGTGGAGATGGCAGGATTTACTGTCACTCGTAAGAATGGTAAGAAGTATGTTACATCACCTTTCCAAGATTTCCATGATATAAAGGGAAATTCTAGTAAAGAGAATTCAGCAAAGATGCTTCTTGATGCTATATGCAGAGAGGGTCTTCGTGGTAAAAATAATATTGAATTTACTTGTAACTATCCTAGTGGTAAAAATATATCTCGTTCAGTAAGTAACACAGACATTTACTTAGACCTAGAAGATTTTGTAAAAACACACGAGTTTGGTGGACAACAAAAAGGAGGCAAGAAAGTTAACATGGGTAATGTGTATGAAGAAGATCTTACCCAATCACTAATTGATTATTGCTCTGGTACAAAAGTTAAAAAGTATTCAGATCATGTCAATATGATCGTTGATGCTATGGTTAAGGCATATGGAGAAGCACCTACCTTTGCAAAGGGTGAAGGTGAAAAAAATCAAAAACGTCCTCTAACAAAGAAAGGTAATAACATTATTATTTCTGCAGGTGGTGCAGCTACAAATAATATTGGAAAAACTATTACAGATATTACACTGACAGTTGCTGGTAAACCAGTATACATTTCGGTTAAATTTGGAAGTACATTATCATTCTTTAACTGTGGTGTTCGTAGTAGTGGTAAAGATAAGCTAGCATTATTTCCAGAAGCAAAATTAAAAGCAGGTGAAATACCTAATGATGGTAAAGAATATCTTGAGATGTTTGGTATTGATCAACAAAAATTCTTAGATGTGTTTGCTAACTATGGAAATACAGTAGGTCCTACAGTAGAAAATCATATTGAAAATACTACATTATCACCCTCTGGAAAAACAGCGTTGCAAGATATGATCAAGAGTGGTGTCGGTTATGGATATTGGATGGCACACTACACAGGATCTCATTTAGAATTTTATGAAATAGATCAAGATTATATGAATGCAGCTGCTTCTCTTGTTGGAAATACAGTTGAAATTAATTACGGTGGTGCTACTGGTAAGGGAAAACGTATTGATATGTTGTTTGAAACTAAATCATATGATTTTAAATTTAACATAAGAAACAAACAAGGTGGAATTTATCCCACACATACCAATGGAGATTACTTTAAAAAATAATGGCAAACGTTAAGCAACTAAAACATCTAGAACATTTGGAAGATGAAATGCTCAACTATGGAGTTGAGGGTTGTAAAGCTGCGGTGTCATTTTTACAAGAACTTAAGAAGATGTTAGGTCATCAGGAAAGTTCTGGTTTCATGCAAACAAAATGGGATGGTGCTCCTTCAGTTATTTGCGGCACAGATCCTCAGACAGGGATGTTTTTTGTTGGCACTAAATCGGTGTTTAATAAAAGTGATCCTAAACTTTGTTATACAGAAGGTCAGGTTGATGGTTGGTATGATGGTGACCTAGCAGAAAAATTAAAATTTTCTCTTCGTTATTTTTCTACCCTTGGCATTGAAGGTGTAGTCCAAGGTGATCTTCTTTTTACTAAATCTACTTTAAGGACAGAAAATATTAATGGTGAACAATTACACACATTCAGACCTAATACGATTACCTATGCTATTCCTGTGCATCATCCTATTGGACTCAAAGCGAGCAGAGCGCAGATCGGTGTAGTATTTCATACACATTATACTGGTGATGTTGTTGGTGAGATGCAAGCTAGAGCTGGTGCTAAAGTAAATGGATCAGATCAAGTTTTAGTAGTTAATAACGATACACCAATGCATAGAGTTGGTTTTTCTCGTGCAGAGATGGGTAAGTTTGATCGTTATGTCTCCACTATTGAACGCATGTGTGGTACATGTGGAGATTTTTTAGATGAGTTGGTTACTAAAACAGGAACTACTGGAGACGCTAAGTTTCACATTGCATCATATCTAAAACAGTTCTTCAATAATGAAATTAAGAATGCTCGTTCTATTGGAAACATTGATGAAGCAATGTATTCCTTACTCAATTTTTATGAGGAGAAAACAAATAAAGAACTTGCAAAGATCAAAACAGTTGCAAACTTGACTAAGAAAAGAAACCTTGTGTATGGCAGTCAATTGTATGTTGAGAAAAATAATGCCAAGTTTAAAGCAATGCTTGCACTGTACAAGGAGCTACAGGCAGTGAAGCAAATGGTTATAGATAAACTTGACCACCTAGAAGAGTTTAGGACTTTTGTTCAGACAGAGAAAGGATATAAGGTCACAACTCCTGAAGGGTATGTCCTACATAAGGACGGCAGTATGATCAAGTTTGTTAACCGTATGGAGTTTGCATACAACAACTTTACTCTTCAGAAGCAATGGCGTTAAATTGTAATACTTGCTATTTTACATTTGGTAGGTTTCAACCTCCCACTACAGGACACAAAGATAACTTTGCTGGTGTGAAACGTGCTGCTGGTACACATGATTACCGTATATACATTTCACAGTCTGTAGATACTAAAGGTAATAACCCATTGCCACCTGATAGAAAACTAATGTACATGAACAAAATGTTTCCTGAACATAGGGGTAACATTTATAGTGGTCCTAGAGATCCAGTTAAAATATTACAGGACATTATGCTTGCAGGATATAACGAAGTTGTATTTCTTGTAGGTTCTGACAGGGTTTCTGCTATGCAGTTCCTTCATAAATATAATGGTAAAGATTTCTCATTCCGTAAAATTGATATACAATCTTCTGGGAGTAGAGACGCTGACGGTGATACCTTTGCCATTTCTGGAACTAAGATGAGACGTGCAGCACATGCTGGCGACTTTGAAACATTCAGAAAAGGTATTCCTAGTGCTTTAAATGATCGTGATTGTCGAGCTCTCATGGCAGAGATTGCATTGGCACTACCTAAGAATTTTAAATGAAGGATTTTAAGAAGCTACGTGAAGAAGCACTGCGTCAACAACAACGTCATGTTCATGTGTTTAAAGAAGGTGACATTGTTATGTCATCTAGAACAGGCGATAAGGGGCAAATACACAGAGTTGGTGGTAACTATGTAATCATTATCTCTGAAGAAGGGAATATGTCTAGGGAATGGATAAAGAACATTAGAACTATAAATAATACGAGAAGAACCTCCTTTTAAGAAATGAAGAAGCCAGATCCAATTAATAAAGTACAAAACAACGATGAGTTTTCATCTGGTTTGATGGAATCTTACGGCAAGTGGATGGGCGGCGACTGCTTCCAGAACACTGAGATGCCTGACATTCATTTGTCTGAAGCTCCGTTTGACGGAATGAATCCACAGTCCAACGGTGCTGAGATTGAAGACACTACTAAGAAAAAGAAAACTCCTAAGAAAGGTGCATACGTAGGACAAGAATCTGCTAAGGAAGAGTATGAGGTTCTGGAAAGAGAGGAGATTGAAATTGACGGCGAACTCTATATCCTAGAGAAAAGAAGATATGCCGCTGAAGGTATGGCACAAGCAAGAGATAATGTTGGTGCTTCTACATGCTGGAAAGGATATAAAGCAAAGGGAACTAAGAAGAAGGGTGGTAAAGAAGTTCCTAACTGTGTAAAGGAAGAGGAAGTAACAGAGCATCATAAGAAAGATGCTGATGGTAACACAGTTCCACATGAAGATGATCTAACAGAAGCTAAGAAAGGTCTCTATGCAAATATTCATGCAAAGAGGAAGAGAGGTGAAGCACCTGCTAAACCTGGTAGCGAAGACTATCCTGCTAAGGACGCATTTAAGAAGGCAGCGAAGACTGCTAAGAAAGAAGAGGTTGAACTAACTGAAAAGAAAAAATTAGATCCAGTTGGTAAAGCAGATAAGGACATTGATAATGATGGTGATCATGATGAGTCTGACAAGTATCTAATTGCTAGACGCAAGAAGGTCAGCAAAATTATTGGTATGACAAAGAAAAAGAAATGAAATCCTTTGACAAGTTCCGAGAAGAATGTGGTTGCGATAAAAAGGAAAAGAAGGTAAAATTAAAAAATAAAAAGTCTGGTAATGTTGAAGTGATGCCTACTATTCCTGATGGTCAGAAAGGAATGACCAACAAACCAACCAACGAGGCAAAAAATTATGAAGGTCCTTTATATGCACCTTGGTCTGATGTCGTCAAAGGACGAGGATTCGACCCAATCACAGAACGAGCCAAATCAAAATCCCAACAAAGGTTCTTCGGGATGGTTAGATCGGCTCAGAAAGGGGAAATGGAGAAAGCGTCGCCTGAGGTTTCCAAAGCTGCCGATTCCATGTCCAAGTCCAGCGTAAAAGATTTCGCTAAGACAAAGCATAAGGGATTACCTGAAAAGAAAGTTAAAAAAGAATCATTTGAAGGTGGTGTTCAAAAGGCACGTCGTGACTACCGTTCTGGCACGTTGCTAACTTTCAAACAGTTCATGTCAAAATTGACAGATATTCTAGACGAGTGGGAGAAATAAATAAGCTTAGCAATATAATATAAGATTATGCTTTCCTTTCTATTACCCCTCGCAACAAAAGTAATTTCCGATGCAGTAAACAAGATTCCTGACAATGAGGAACTTGGTGAAAAACTGATTGAGGTTTGCTTAGTAATCCTCGGCAAGGCAGTTAAACTGACTAAGACCGACATGGATGATAAACTACTTGAAACTGTCACTGCTGCTATTAAAGCAAGAGAAGAGTGATACTCTGGGGGAGCAATCCCCCTTTTTTATAAATAAACATTAGATAATAGTAATATCGGAGTACACGTCAATGTCCCTTTACGGAAGAACTGACAGCAATGCTAACAAAACCAAAGCTGGTGTGGGCATTGGAGCATCAAGTCAGTCAAAACAAACACTTTATATTGATGAAACTGAGGCAGCACTAGAAGCAAACAAGGAGCGTGGTTTGAATGCACCTGGTTGGTGGTCTTACTTCACCTATACAGACAGTAGTGGAGCTACTCGCCATAAGGCAGAGCAACTAGTTTTCATTGCTGGTGGTGATACTAACGCTAATGAAACTCAGGCAGATGATGCAACAGCAGCAGATGCTAATGTCGTTATTGCTATCGGAACACAACCTGCAGATACTGCAGTTGCTGTAGGTGCTCAGTTACAACTCACTGTTGTTGCAACTGCTACACCACCTGGCGATAACTCTGTTCTCACATACCAGTGGCAGAAGAAGTCTGGTAACCGTTATAGCAATATTTCTGGTGCAACTTCTGCAGCATACACAGTTGCTACTTACGCAGCTACTAATGCTGGAACATACAGAGTCAAGATTAATTCAACCAATGGTGGTAAGGAACTAATTTCTGACAACGCTGTTGTAACCACATCGTAATATGAATGAACATTACTGAATTGACACCAGATAACTGGTTATTCTTTGCTATTCAAAATTATAATAACCCGTCGTCTGTCACTTATTCAGATTTTGAGGAAGACTTAAAGAGATTTAAGTACATCAAAAGACTGTTTAAGAGATATGAGACGACGGGAGAGCTTAAGACTCACCTAATACTAAATCATGTGATCGTACTGTATAATGTGTTTGGTGAAGCAGGAACACCACTGCTATTTTATAAAATTGAGGCAACATACTGGTCACAAATCAAGGCATTTATGTTGTTCCTAAATAGATTACCACCCCACATGAGCAAAGATGCTGACGAGGAATGTCTAAGACTACTGAATCTAATATGAATGAGATGATTAACTCCGCTGGTGATGGTTCTGGACTCCAGTTACCTCCCGCATTTGTTATGGTAAATCCTAGACAACATCGTAAGTATAAGAAAAATAATGAGAAAGTGGATGGTCGTTCTAAAGGAGCGAAAGATCTGTTTTCCCGTATTCAACGTAGAAAAATGAAAGAAGAAAAAGAAACACAAATTCTTGAGTACACCGCTACTGAAACCGAGAGAGCTCAGAAGTCTATTGGACAACAGAAAAAATTGTCTAGACAAAAAGACTTACAGAAAAAGCGTGGTGAAGCTAAAGAAAAAATGGTGCGTAAGTCTAAAGAAATGGACACGCTCATGAAAGCAAGACTTGCTGACTTTAAAAAGAAAGCGTCTGTTCAAACTAAAAAATTAAAACGTGAAGAAACTGAAGTGACTAAAGAAATCATGACTGAAAATCAGGATGTAGTACAGGTTGCATTAGATGTTGCAACTTCTGAACTCAATCCACAAGGCGAACAAAACTTCGCTA